ACTCATCTTAAGAACCTTTCGTTTACCGCTTGGCGGCGGTCAATATCGAATCAGCCAATTCCGCCTGGCGAAACAATTTCGTCAGGTGCTTGGCATCCACCACCGGGGTCGGTGTTTCATCGTCGGATAGCGATTTCACGCTAATAATCGAAGCGTCAGCGTTGGCCGGGATCGGCACCACTGAGACTTCGATAATCTCCGATACTTCTTTGATCAGATTTGCACCCTTTTCAGAGAGCCTGATTTGACTTGCGTTTGGTTTGTATCCGTAGCGGTCCCAAAGCTCTGAGACCTGCTTTTTGCTTAAGCGTTCTGGCTGTCTCGCCAGAAATGAAATTGACATCTTGCGAACGGCTTTTTCGCGGAGCAGAGTGCGAATATCCTGACCGGCTTTGGTGGCTGAAAACGTGACATCCACTTTCAAACCAGACCGATCCTCGGTCGCATCATTGAGCGTACCGATAACCGCGGATGTTTTGTTTTCGTGATCAGACAGGACCAAGCCACCTGAATCCATGAAATCCTGAATAGACTTCTGAAACGCACCAGGCAAAATGATATCGCCTTGGCGGTCTATGTTCAGGAAGCGGGCAGCATAGCCTACAAAGCCGCCTGTATCGCTTTTTGTGATGCCGGAATCAGTCGATTTAGTGATCATTATCAGCCTCCAATATCCGGCCTGTTTTTGTGAATGACTTGGCGTTCCCGACTGCAACCGATTGATATCCAGCCTCTTCAGCAGCAGCAAAGTCGATATCTGAAGGCTGCAGGTAACCGTTCTCACCCGGCCTGACAGGTGGCTTCAGATTCTTGGGCATCTCGTCTTCAAAGACTTCCAAGAGCGAACACCGGCAACCAGGGTGGAATGGTGGAAATTTAAGGTCTTTGTATGTCTTATTCTTACCGTTGGTTCCAAAGGTTCCACCCTTGGGAATGACCGGGCATAACCTGAAGATCATTTGGCACATTGGGCAGGCATCACCGGACAGGAGCAGTTCCCAACCGGCGATAAAGTCCAGCCCCTCAGCAGCACTTGTCAGGCCTGTGTTATAGGCTCGTGCTGATTCGGTAATTGCAATGCGCCGTGCTCGCCATCGAGCGTTGTCCTTGATCCATGTGCTGATTCGGTTGGTCAATTCACCTGCCGTTTCGCCAGCCTCAATGGATGCTGCAATATCAGCACGCATACCTTCCAAAGTCCGAAGTGTATCGCTGGTGAATTGGTCGATCGTTTCCTGACAGAGGTCCAGCGTGGCATTGCGTGCAGCCTCAATCACTTCTGGTGCACGAACCAACCATTGATCTGCATCCTGTTGGCCAAGTGACACCAGAAAAGACCGACCAGATTCGTCGATCCATGCTTCAATCACTGGAATAAATTGGGCGGCCATATCAATCGGAGCCGTGAATGGATCGGCTTCTTTCTTGCGATCGTAGATCGCCAGCCACGGTTTTGCCACGTTGTTGCCAAGTTCCGTGAGGATCCGGCGGGCAATACGCTCCAACTCCATGCCGGATGGCATGGAGTTGAGCCTGCTCTTAGGTGTTTTGCGTTTCAATGTGCGATTTATGCCAGCACTGGAGGTAAGTTATCCGGATCGGCTACAGTCGCGCTGACGCAGTAGGCATCCCAGCCGTTTCCGCCCAGGTTCTTTTCAGTAATCCAGCAGTATCCATTCCAGCCCCAGCGGGTACCCCATGAGTTTTGCATCAATACGGCCCATTTTCCGCTGGGCATTCGCTTCATTCCCATCCCACCTGTGACAGCATGGTTGTGGGATCCAGCTCGGTTGCCTGGGACACCATCTTTGTCGAGCACGTTGAAATTGGCGTTGACCGGCACTGAAAAGTTGAATGGCATTCGGAGCTGTGCGGCAATACATAAATCGTTGAAAGTGTTGAGTCTGTATCCGATCTCAACCTTGAACCGCTTGGCATCAGTTCTGGCCGACTTAGGAATTCGTGAAGGGTTAATTGTCGCATAAGGAACCAGCGGCTCAGAGCAGGTGCCCTTGTTTTCAAGGTAAACGAGAGCTTCCGCAATGTTTGAGCCAACGTCCCAGCCATTGCAAAGATCAGCATATATGAGCCAAGGACTGAGAGGGACATGCAAAGCGCCAGAAATGTACCGACCGATCTCCAGACTGGATGCCGCTGCATGGCCATTGCAAGCCCCTTTGCCGTTCTGGTCTTTAATCTTGACCGGATACTTCTCGTCTGTTCTAAGGTCAAATTCACGCCATTCGCTTTCGGGAATATCAGGGAGTTGTTTGCCAGTGGCCAGCATGAGCGTAGATTCATGGCTTCCCAAGTATCTTAGCTCGCCGTCAGGTGTCACCCAGCCAAGCAGATTGCTCACTTGATCACCTCCACCAGCTTGATGATGTCAGCCTTGGTCTGAGGACTCGTAGACTTGACGATCTTTCCGGCCTGATCCTGAAGTATGACGGTCGGTAAACCTATCTGACCAACGGTTGTTTGAAACCCTAGTCGGTCGATGTCCGTCTCCTCGGCGGTGTACGATCTGTACTGAATCCCACGCGATTCTAGCAACTTGCGGATCTCTGGATCTGTACGCCATGCTTGCTGCTCCGGTTTGGATTCATCCACAACAACCGAAAACCACTTGATACCACTGACTGGTTGAGGCTTTTCGTCCTCGTCTGGTACTGGTGGCGGAACAGGTCGAACACCACCTTGTTCGATGGCGACAACGGAACCGCTGGACTTGCCCACAAAGTAGGTGAATCCAGCATGGCTAAACACCACCCGCTCCTCGACTGCTGGCGGAACCAGAGTCGAGGGGACAGGTTGTTGTGCCAGTAGAACTGCGATCAGAAGTCCGATCACAGGCCGACCTCCCATTGAACAGATTTAAGCTGCGACTGAATCGACTCTTCACGCTGATTCATGGCCAGTTTGACGCTGGCCTCGTCGATGCTTACCAGCTCACCGTTGGCCAGCTTGGAGAGCAGTTCGCGGATCACCTCCACGATGATTGGAGTCAACAGGCGGATGATGATCTTACTGATCATTTGCTGGCTTCCACTTCATAAATGTAAATTGCTTTGGGGCTGAATAAGCCGCGAGGTTTGGCCAACAGGAATCTTGGTGGTCGTGGCTTGCCGTTGATTGGTCGGGGAGGCAGGAATTGAACCTTGACCTCTTTTTGCTCGACTGTGGTGGTCGTTGTGGTCACTGTCTGCTTTGGACACTGGCCAGACTGACAGGATTGAGCTGCAAGAACGATGTACTCTGCGAACAAGGATCACCTTACCTCTCTTGGGTTTAGGGTATGTTCCCGAAACAGATTTCGGGAACATCTGTCAACCAATTTGCTGACACCAGCAAAATGGTAACCGTCTCGCCTGTCCTCTCGACGGTGAGACGGTAGGCGGCGGGAGACTGCTCACTTCTTCGGGTCTCTCAGAGACCTGCGGTAAGCTGCGATTGCGTAGATGATTGCGGCAGCAGCATACATGGTTTGAGGGATAGACGGGTCGATTGAACTGCCTTGAACCGCTTTATCTGTGACGATTTGAGCCACAGGCACAATCCATCCATAGTCAGGGTTGATGACTTCTTCGATCCGCATGTCATCAGCCCTTTGGTGCTGGTGGCGTTTGGCCAGAGTTTAGGTAGTAGATCGCTTGGGCAATCCCAAACGCCAAAGCCATGCCCAGAGGGCTAGTTGTTGCAACAATCGAATCAAGGTGTTGACTCAGGACGCCAAGTGCCGTCACAGTACCAGCCAAAGCCATGCGGATGATGATCGCGCGAGCTTGCTGGGCGTTGATTTGTCCGATCCAGTCTGGCGTGTTCATGTCCGATTCCTTACGCATTTGGGTCAACAGGCGTGCTTGGGTAAATCGTTTGCTGGTACGAAATGACGTAATTGGCCAAAGTTTCTATTCCAGGATCAAACTGCCCTGGATAAACAGAAATCATGTTGGTTTCGGACACGACAGATATTTGATCTACGCATTCAGGTGGAGTGGTCACCATGCAGTAATACTGGGCATCTGACTGGTACAACTTGAAACGATCTACGTCAGTGCGGTATTCGTAGTTTGCCGTCGCGATTCGCCAGAAATTACCAGAAGTCGGCTCTATTGTCTGATAGGTCGTATTGGCAAGACTGATCGCGAACGCTTCGCCGACCATGCTCCAGCTTTCAGGCTTTACTGCAAACGAGATGTTGGCCGGAGCGACTCCGTATTGAATGGATTCCGCGACATTTCCATTGTCGATCTCGTTTGCCATGCTTAGTCTCCTTGTGGTACGTTAAAACCCGACTTAATCATGTGTTCTGAGACTGATTCGATCCCCGTTTGGTGGATCACATACACGTCGGCCAAGTATCTGGCGAATGTCTGTTGGAAGCTCTGCGTCGTTGTCACCACCAATTGTTTACCCGAAAGCAGCATCTCCAGTTCAGCTTTAGCCCTAATTCCTTCTGTGGCGTGCGTCTTGTTCATCTCTGGAGCGTTGTAACCCCTAAACCTCACATGCTGCCGTGTTTGCACGTCAAAACCCAAGTCAATCATCAAGACAGCGGTATCACCATCGACGATACGTTCGAGCCTGGCTGCGTAGGTGTAATTGACAACTGGCGGCATCAGATCGGCCTTGGTTTGGGTGGCACTGGGATAACGCTGGGGTTCCAGACGTAATTTGGATCGTCGAGATAGTTTTGGAACACTGGAGCAGGGACATTGACAAGTTGCGTGACCAACTGGGCGTGCCGCCTGGAATCCACGTTATACCGCTCGATTGCCTTTTGGCGTGCGAGACGTTTCGCCATTTCTTCAAGCGATGGCTTTTGTCTTCTCATGAACCAGTCCAGCAGTTCTTTTCCGGTCATTTAGATAGCCCCTTTGGAACTGTGAAGCAGTGGCCCAGAACGATTCCCACTCCGAGAGCAAAGCTGAGTGAATGCTGATTAACTTCCCAGATCGCTTCAGACCATGTCACGTTGCCAGACTGCCACTTGATCAGATCAACAATCAGCAGCACGATTGCAACCGTGATGAGAAAGACAAAGTTCTTAGCGGCAGTGCTGAAGGTCATCAGATTGGCCCGTTGGCTGTTCCGTTGGATGTCCCGTTGCTGTTGTTTGTGGGCCAGAGTGGTGGCAACGATGCGAAGAATTCGCCCACGGTTGGAAGTGCCTGAGTACCCGCCTGAACAGCCTGAACCATGCTATAAAACAAGCTCCAGATTGAGTCTCTGTAAGCGATTGCGGCATCACCTTCAGACTTGTAGGTGGTGATGTTTGAGAGTGTCCAGCTTGTGGCTGAAAGGATGGAATCGTATTGCTTGACCGAAACCGCCTGATCGAGAAACGAGCCGATTCCGCTGCCGATTTCTGTGAGTCTTTCGACCACATAAGCCTGTTGCTGCTCTGCCGTCAGATCAACGACCGTCCATGTATCGCTCACGGATGTACCGTCAAATGCAAAGCTCTGCTGAATCCGCTGTGTGGCAGGGTTGTACGATGGAATGGGCGACTGGGTGTACGGGTAGTATCCGTAGGTGGCAAGAGACGCATCGTCGAGAGCGTTGAAATTGGAGACAGTCGTGAATGACTGTGGTAGCCACTGGGGGCCTGAAATCTGACCGTTTGGCGATACTTGGCAATACTGCATGTTTGCTCCTTATGCGTTGG